TCATGCCGTGGCCTCCGCAGGGCGCCGCGCGCCCGTGATGGCCTGCCGCCGGCTGGCCACCAGCTCGGCCGCATCGCGCACCGGCTTGTCCTCGGTGTGGACATAGTGCATGAACATCGCCACGGTCTTGTGGCCGGTGAGCTTCATGCCTACCTTGGTCGGCACGCCCGAATTGGCAATGTCGGTGGTCGAGCGATGGCGGATGCCGTGCGTGCCGACGTGCGGGACGCCGGCGGCCTTGAGCACCCGGCACCAACCGCCGTAGTGCTCGCCAAAGGTTAGGTGCTTGGTTGGGTCGTTGGGCGACGGCAGGACGTAGGGGCAGCCCTCCCGGCGCGGAGCCGTCGAAAACAGCCGATAGGCTTCCGCGCTCATGGGCTTTGAAAGGCCGCCGGTCTTGCTGTCGGGCCAGACCACACGCCGGTTCTCCAGATCGACCCAACCCCATTCGAGCATGCAGATTTCGGAGCGGCGTCCGGCGAACTCGAATTGCAGGCGGATCGCCAGCGGGATGACGTAGTTCTCCAGTCCTTCCGCCTCCAGCTTCGCCAACTGGCGGAAGATCAGCGCCAGCTCGTCGTCCACGATGAGCCGGGTTTCCTCGCCGGGCGGGTACATCGGGACGTGTCGGCACGGGTTCGTGCCATCCGGGCGGTAGCCCCACACTTCGGCCAGGTTGAACATCTTGCGCAGCACGCCGAAGGCGTTGTTCGCTTCGGCCGGCTTGTAGGCCAGCTTCTCCATCAGCCCGGCAATGTCGGGCCGCTTCACGTCCTGCACCTTCTTGCGGCCGATCAGCGGGACGATGCAGCGGTCGATGACCGCCTGATAGCCGCGCTGCGTGCTCGGCTTGTTGCGCTTCTTGGAGTAGTCCTCCATGAACTTCTTGCACAACGCTTCGACCGTGGGCGCCTTGCGCGCCTCGGCCTTGGCGCCACCGGGGTCGCCGCCCCGGCGAACCTCGGCCAGCCAGTCCTGCGCCATGACGCGGGCCTGCTCCACGGTCAGTTCCCCGAACAGGCCCAGCGAGGGCTTGCGGGGTTGCCCGGAGTTCGTGCGGTACTGGAGCATGAACACCCGGCGGCCCTTCGGGGTAATCTTGCACAGGAAGCCCGGCACCACGGTATCCCGTAGTTCGATGTCCTTGGCCTGGGGTTGCGCTGACTCTACGGCGGTCTTGGTGAGCTTGATCTTTGCCATGATGACTCCTTGGAACGACCCGGATTCCAAGAGCCAGATAGGAGCGGCACGAGGGAAAACCGGGTCAAGTTTCAGAAAGCACCGGCATATGATGGACGCGCGTAAGTTCTTGATAAACCTGCTGAATCGAGCTGCGACGCAGTCCAGCGAAGTACCGGGCTGGAGTCATCGTCAAACAAAAAACCGGCGCGAAGGCCGGTTTCTCTGCTGTCCTGGGCTCCCCCTGGAAACGCTTGGGAAGTCAGGATGGTGCCTCGGGAGGGCACCTAGGCTGACTCTGTAGTATCCCGAAACTTCCAGCGTCTTCCTGTAAGGGCCTGATTTGCTGGAGCTTACCTTTGGCGCGGTCCTGCGACTTCCCGCAGCTTGGCGTAATTTCCTGCTACCCTTTACGCCAAATTTACGCCAAGCGGGGCACGTGGTGGCAACGTACAGAAAGCGAAGCGGTGGATGGCGCGCCGAGGTGGCAAAGAAGGGCGTTCGAGACTCCGGCACCTTCTCCACCAAGGCCGAGGCGGTGGCCTGGGCGACTCAGCGGGAGGCCGAGATTCTGGCGGGAGTTGGGAGCCCCAAAGGGGCATCGAACTTCACTCTGAAGGAGGCGCTGGAGAAATACAAGGACGAAGTCTCACCCACCAAGGCCGGCAAACGCTGGGAAGAGATCCGACTCGACAAGCTGGTCAATGACTTGGAGTTCGTCGGCGAGCGCATCTGTGATATCGGCGCCGATCAGATCGCAGCATGGCGCGATCACCGATTGAAGTCGGTGGCCACGTCGTCTGTGCGTCGCGAAATGACGTTGCTGTCAAGCGTGTTCGAGCAGGCGCGAAGGGAGTGGAGATGGTGCCCGACCAACCCTGTTCGCGAGGTGCGGCGGCCGAAGAGCCGGCCGCCGCGGGACAGGCGCATTTCGGCTGCCGAGGAAGCCCTGATCCTTGAGGGGCTCGGGTATCAGGAGGGCGTGGCGCCGGCCGGCAAGATGCAGGAGCTTGCCTACGCCTTCCTGATCGCCCTGGAGACGGCTATGCGGCAGGGTGAGATCCTCGGCCTCGTTGCTGCCCGAGTCCACTTGAGTGCCCGTTACGTCGAACTAGACAAGACGAAGAACGGCGATGCCCGTAAGGTGCCGCTCAGTTCCCGCGCAGTGACTTTGCTCCGAGTTCTGGTAGATGCTGCCGGGAAGCGCCAGAACCTGTTTACGCTGACGTCCGGCTCGGCCGATACCCTCTTTCGGAAGGTGCGGGACAGACAGAAAATCGACGGGCTGAACTTCCACGACACGCGCCACGAAGCCACGACCAGGCTCGCCAGGAAGCTCGATGTGCTCGACCTGGCCAGGATGACGGGACACCGTGACCCGCGCTCGCTCATGGTCTACTACAACGCTACGGCAAGCGAAGTGGCGAGCCGACTGGATTAAGGAGCAACTGATGATTGATGGAGCGGACTGGACCACAATTTTGGTGGCCTTCTCTTCAGGAGCCACGGCAGCCCTTGGGCCTGTTGCCTTAAGTCTTTGGAGCGAAGCTAAGTCGAAATCGGCGGTTCGAGCAGCGATCCTCGCTGAAGTTGCGGCTATTGCTGATGTAATTCGGCATCGCAGGTATGTGGAAGACCTTTACCAAATCGAGCGCAATGTAGTGCCTGCGAGGCAGGCACAAATGCAAGTTGTCGTCCCTGACGAAGTCACTTTGATATACAGGAGCAATGCGGACAAGCTTGGCTCTCTCTCTCCTAACGAGGCAGCCAGAGTCGTTTGCTTTTATCAGATGGTTCTTAGCGTAGCTGCTGATATGGCACCAGGCGGGGCGGTCTACGAGGGCTCAGATCAGCCACGAACTTTTGCCGAGTCCCGCTTGATGCTCTTGAAAGCTCTTTCCATTGCCGATGAGCTCGCAGGGGTTTAACCCCTGCGACGTCCCTTCGGCAGCTTACTGCTGTTCTGTCTAGCCCACCTTTTTACGTCTACCGCGAACCACCGCTTGGACGCCTTGACCGTGCCGCACGGCTGTAGCGGGTCAGGAAAGTCCGGCCGAGTTACCACGCGACCTTCAATCGTGGCCGGCGACAGCTTGAGGTACTCGCCGATTTCTTTCGTGGTCCAGAGTTCGTCCTCTGGAGCCACTTTCGGGCCGCGCAGGTGTGCCAGCAGGTCGCGGATGGCGCCGGCCAGGTCCTGTTCTGGGGCCTGGTGATTCTCTTCGATCATGTCTTACTCCTTTCGTTGCGCATCGCGCCGCAGACTTCAGGCTTTCGCTCGACTGTGCGGATTGATCCGTCCTGGCTGTGGACGGTGAGTGCCGGTCGCCGAATCTGCACCGTTCCATCTGGCGCCATCTCCTGCCGCAGGGCGCCGTAGAAAGGGCCACCCGGGGCGAACGGGTCAGGGATGGCCGACGGATTTTCAAGCAAGAACTTCTGAAACAGGTTCTGGACCGCTGCGGTAAGTGGCCCCGTGTTCCCTCGGTTGGAGCGGCCGCTCTTGTGGTCTGCGCTGTCCTCGAACTCCCCACCAATCCAGAGCAGGCCGCCAACGATTCCGGCGTCGCCCGCGCAGACCTCGGCAGCCTCGGCACGATGGGCATGATTCACCCCCAGGAGGTCGCACAAATCGTCGAACGACAGGGCCTGCTCGATCATGGCTGAGTTTCCGATAAGCCAGGCACCGCTCTCTTCCATGGCTTGTCTCGCAGCTCTGGTGCGATCCAGATATGCCGCTCGCTCGCGCTCAAGCGCCCGCTCGGTGAACGGCATGCCCTTGAGGAGCCGCCGACGCATCTGGCGATACTCGGCGAAGCTGGTGTCGCGATCGGCGCACACCGCACGGACGAACATCCGGAGGGCCGCCAAACGGACGCGCAGGTTACGGCGACTGTCGGCGTAGATATCGATCAGCCTGTGCAACGTTGCGCCCCTCACGACCGGCTCTCCTTGTTCGTGTCGCAGATCCGCAGGTCGACCCCGCAGGCCTGGACCAACTCGGTCAACTCGCCGAGCTTGGTGTTGGGGTTCTGCATCGCCTGACCCAGGCGGACCAACTGTTGGCCTAGGGTGGCGAGCGGGGTAGGGTGATACCCTGGTGGTGGTGGAATGTCGGAGCCTCTCATCACTGGCATACCTCCCAGATGAACAGGGTCTTGAACGGCTGTAGTGCGGCGCCGGCGGCAACAGTGGCCAGGCCAAACAGCGCGACGAGTGCGATAGCGGTCAGTGCCTTGCGCATGGTCATTGCTCACCTCCAGGCGCTGGGGCTGCGGCAAGGAGTCCGCGATAGACACATGCCAGGAAGTCGCGAACCGCACCCCGATCCGGGAAGTAGTACTCGGTATCCTCAACGAGATAGCCGTCCATTCCGTCCTCGCTGTCGCGGCGCGCGTCCAGCATTTCCGGGGTCGGCTCAAGCGGTACCAGCTTCCACCCCGACGGCACGTTGTGCTGACCCAGGGCGGTCTTCAGTTGATCCTCCAAGCGCTTGGCATAGCCGCGAATGCCTTGCACGGTCCAGCCACCATCGATGGCGTCTTGCGGCAGCCCTTCGCAGATGCGTTCGAACTGGCGCAGGAGCTCGACTTCGGCCAGGGCAGCATCTCGCTCTTTTTCGCAGCGCCCCCAGCCGTTCGTTGCGCTACCGAGCTTGAAGATCAGCTCGGTATTGCGCTCTCGCTGAGATTGAAGCTCCGCCTTCAGCGCCCCGACCTCGGCCAGGGCGACGTCGTGTTCTTCCAGCAGCTTTGCGCGCTCGGCGATGTACGCCATGACATCGGAACGAGATCTCCCGGCGGCTTCTTGCCAGTCTGCGACTTCCGCCTGCAGGCGCCTCAGCTCATTGACCACCACCTCGACGGCTTCAATCACTGGCACGCCGACATAGCCGTCCTCGATTTCCGCGCGATCAAGCCAGCGCACCAGAGTTTGGAGGCTTTCGGCCAGTTTGCTGTCGCCCGATCCCGGCGCGGGGTGGGGTCGCTCGCCGGCATTACCCGGTCCGGAAACAGGTTCACCGCCAGGATTGCCAGGCTCCGAACTCGCTCCAGCGCCACTCAATGCCGCCAGTGCGATCTGTCGCATGTTCGCCGCCGGCATGTTGTCCTGCTCGGGACAGGGGAACTCGGCGATGGTGCGGAGCGCCAGGTGTGCGTCCCCGTCAGCAAAGTGCGAGATAACCGCGCCTGCGCGCCCGATTGCTATGGGCATTCCATTCCGCAGGTATGGGCGTACCGAGTCGATCTGCATGCCCATGCCCGAGCGGAGAACGATAGTGATGGAGTTCATGATCAGTTGCTCCCTGCTGCCTTGGTCAACGCATTGAGCAGAGCCCGCTTCTGTTGCTGACCATGCAGGTACTCGCGCAGGGCAACGACGATCAGGGAGTTCATGCTGCGCGAGTCTCGCTTGGCTTCAGCTTCCACCTCGGCCCTCAGTCCGTCCGGCAGTCGGACAACGAACTTGTCCATGTCCCGGCTGGTGCTGGCCGGCAGTTCGGTTACAACGGCTGCTCGTTTCATAGTTTCTCCAGGGCGAGCAAGGGCCCGCCGGCATTTGTGGCTTTGCCAAAATCGGTTGGGTTATGGGTTTATTGGTGCGTCAGGGGCATGCCGAACTTGCACCCCCTTCGGTGATCCGGTGTTGGTGATAACCGAACAGTCCGTCCAGGTCGATGTCGTACACCTCCTTCCAGGCATCCGCAGGCCACGCCCGGACACGGCCATAGAGAGGGTCTTCGACATAGTTGGGCTGGACTCCGTGGGAATCGCACCATGCACGCAATTTGCGCCAGGCCTGCGGGTCGAATTGAGTCTTGGTGAGGTTCTCTACTGCCTTGACCGTCGCCTGCCGGGTACCACGCCCGAGTTCATCTGCAAGACGACGTGCCTCGCGGACGGCGGCTGAAGCCGATGCCATTGCAGTGGCCTCTCGCCGGGAACCGATCTCTGCCTTGGTGGCGATGGCGTGGTCGCGCTCTTCGATGGCCTTCTGCTCAGAGCGCTTGGATTCCAGTAGGTGCTCCAGTGCCTGGATGTAGTCACCGGGGAGGGCCGGGAGCGTTTGCTTGGCCCGTGCCTCCAACTCGTGCAGTCGATCCAGGCATTTCGCGCGGAGCGGAATGCTGTAGCCCGTCAGGAGGATTTCGACCTCGCGGCGGGGCAGATTGAAGCAATGCTGGAGCCGCCCATAAGCGTCCGGGACATCTCCTGAAAAGTCAGGAGATCTTCCGTCGGCGTCGATCTGATATCCGAGCTCAAGGAGCATCTTGCGAATATCGGCAATGACGTTGTCATGGCGCTTTCCAGTCAATTCGGCAATCTCGCGGCTCGACATGGTGACGGCGTTGGTTGTGGTGATCAGGCTCATGCTGCAGCCCTCCTTTCGCGAGTGGCTTCGAGCATTGCTTTCAACTCGCCTACCTGGCCATCGAGCAGACTTCCCCAGTCGTCGGCCAAATACTGGCCAACACCGGCCAGGCGCTTGTTGTGGGACGGGAACTGTTCGGCCTGGTAGATCGCCCGGAAGATGGCGGACAGGTCGTAGAGGGTGCTGACGGCGAGCTCGATGGAATCGTAGGCCTTGGCGGCCAGGTCGAATGCTTCGGGCGCAACTTGGGTAGGGCTTGCCATTGTGGGGGAACTCCATAGCTGATTAGGGAGCTGCCACCGACCGTCGCCAAACGGAATAGGGTGGCAGACCGCGCGGGGTTGGCGAACCGGGGCTATGGAACCCGGCAGACCCGAAGGTCTCCCCACGCGATCTGCCATAGAGAGACACCGGGTAGCCGGTGCACGCCCAAACGGCAGGCACAAAAAAAGCGCCTGATGTTGGGTTGGCGCTGTCGCGCCATAGCCTGTCGGGTCGCCAAACCCGGCCACTGAATTTGCAGTGACGGGCCGAGCATAGTCCCGACTGTGAACAAGGGTCAAGTTCATCTCGTTCTCCGCGATTCAAACCGGCGATTTGCCGGTTTTACCCATCTGCAGGTATCCACCGCACAACCGCCTCAGTCGAAGCGGCTGTACGCTGGGTTTCCAGCCCCTGCCACGCCAAGCCAAGCCGTTCTCTGCCACGCCAGGCCAAACCCGGCCAAGCCACGTGATGCCTTCGCACCGGACAGCACTCCACCTGAAGCGCTCGCCGCTGCGTCAGATCAGCCCTCTCTGTTGCAGGTCGTTCAGTTCTGCGTCCGCAAATGCGGCCGCCGCCTTCAGGTCTGCCACGGTAAGCTCGTCGAGCGTCTTGCCCAGGCCCTGGATGTGCCGGGCGAAAGCGCGCTGTGCCGGCCCGTTGTAGCCATGGCAAAAGTCGGCCGCTGCGCGCAGTTCACCGTCGAGCTGCAGCGCCAGGATGTTGAGAGGATCGTTTCTGTCCCAGGCCATGATCACGCCACCCAGGCCACGCCATCGCGGCGAGCAGTCAGACGAGTTTCGATCTTCCTTTCGCCGCCACGGCGGCTGCGCAACATGTGGTCATCGTTGAGCAGTGGCTGACCGGCGACGAGGAAGGCGAGGGCGATCACGGCGGGTGAGATAAGCCCGCGGCGCATGGCTTCAGCTACTAGAGCCGGCCTGCGGTAGGCGTTGAGCTTGTGCATTGCGCGCTCAATTGCGCCTTTCACGGTGCGAGGTGATACCCCGAGGGAAAGGGCGGCCTGTTTGTCGGTGCAGCCACCGGCTACTGCAAGCAGGCATTGAACCTCTCGAGCAGCAAGCTCTGAGTCGGTGCGTCCACTCCAGTTTCCGAATGTGATTGCTGCCATGGGGGTTAGCTCCAATGCCTACTCTTGGAGCTAATAGTGCTGGCGGGATTATTTCGTGTCAATCCTTGCGGGATTATTTTTTATAGGCCGGGTACTTTTGCATCTATCACCCGACCAATGATCTCCCAGTCGTCATCCATCTCCAGTGTCCTGTAGGCCTTGTTCAGCGGGACCAAGTACTTGACCCCTGCGTCGTAGACGTACTGCTTGAACGTGGTTTCGCCATCCGAGTGCTTGGCCACATAGTATTTTCCGCTGATCAGGTCGAACCCTTCTGGCTGCACGAGAATCGGCGTTCCCGGCGGGAAGCTGGGCGGGGTTGGGGAGGACATTGAGTCTCCAAGAATAATCAGCCAGTAACCATTTGCCCCCGCGTTTTCGGTAGATGGCAGCCATTCGTCCGCTACACCCGGCGGGTGGAGATCAGGTGACTCAGCCCTTTCTCCTGCAGCTACCCAACTGATTACGGGGTACCTCCGAGGCGATCTATGTGGCTGGAGTGCGAGCGTGACGTTACTGGCCTCTCTCTCTTGACGCCGGCCTTTGGCGGGGAGGGCCATTATCATTCGTGTGATTTCTTCCTCCAGCCTTGGGCTGAAGCTCCCCACTGCGACCTGGAGTAACTCGGCTATCTTGACGGCGAATTCGGCATTCAAGGCGTTCCGGCCATTCAGGTAGTGACTCAGTGACCCCTGCGTTATGCCAAGCCTGCGGGCTATTCCTTCTTGGGTGAGGCCCAGTTCGTGCCGCTTCTGTTGGTAAATGGCTTTCAGGGCGGCGCATTCCGCCTGTTTCTCTGGAGGCAGCGGCTTCTTCTTCATTTGCGATCTCGAAAAAATAATCCCGCAAGGATTGATTTGAAAAAATCCCGCTGGCACTATCCAAGGCAGAAGACCAGCTTGGACAAGCCTGTGGAACGCATTCCTCTATCTGTATTTGCCCGCAAGCGTCACGCCTGGACGGCGAAATGCCTTGGGATGACGCAAGGGGCCCTCAGTAAAGCGATCCGTATGGGGCGCGCAATCTATGTCATCCAAGAGGGCGATGGATCAATTCGCGCAGTTGAGGAGCGCCCCTTCCCATCATCGCGCCGACAGGAAAGTGATGTCCTTGATTCCGATAATAATCCCAACGGAACTATTTTGCAGCGTACCAACGTACCTGTGCAGGCATCCAGTGCCGAGGTGGCGCCATGAGCATTCGGTTTGCGGTGCCCGACCGAGGGCTATCTCGAGGCCTGGCAAACGGATCAGTTTCGCATGCTAAACCGCCACGGTCCGAATCATTAAACCCGGTTAAAAGCCCAGGAGCTCCCTGCTGGTGGAAGCTCTGCCCACAAGCCCGGGGTGACGCGCCCAAAAAAGGGGCACTGGCAACCCACTATTCCTATGAGCGTTCCTGTGCGGAGTCTGGTCATGGTGACCATCGGCAGGGCCTCTTCAGGGCCTTCGTTTACATGGGCGCTTGGGATATTTCTAAACGGGTGCAGGCTGTCTGCGCCGTTCAACGAAATTCGGGAGCTTGCACTTTGAAAAAGTCTGATACGCGCGCTCGCGCCCCTTCCTCAAAGCCGCCCTGATCTGGGCTGCGCTTTTCAGATGTGTGGAGGATAGGAATTCCCTGTCTCCAGACAGCAAAAGCCCCGCTTTCGCGAGGCCTTTAGTCGGTAGTCGTTGGAGCGACTGCCTAGGTACTTCTTTGTCTCGAGGGAGACATCAACATGCAACTCAAAAATATCAAAACGTCAAGCCAGGCGCAACAGTCAGTGACCACTGAGGAGGTTGGATTTCTCCTGACCCCCAGCGGGCTCTGTGCGCTCCAGGTCTGCGAGGGGGTTCCCATCGTAGAGGTAATGCAACGTTACGAGGAGTCGCTCAACGCTCTCTGCGCTTTGCTCAGGCGCATGGCCAGGGATATCGATCACCCTATGAGCGACTCCGAGGCGGAAGCTATCGCGCTGCTCACCGAGGTGGTGGCGGCGATGCACAGTAGCTGCGTGCGCGGCTTGGATGCAGCGGGAGGTGTGGCATGAACGCGCTTCTGAGAGCTCGCCCTATTGACCCGGAGAACAGCTTCTTCAAGGTCAACCCCGGACTTCCCAAGCGGGAAGCCTTGGACGAGGCCAGCGTCATTCTGGCCGGGCTCCTCGACATCCTCGACGAGCCGAGTGTTAGTCGTCGCGTAGCCCTACTTCTTCATGCGGCCGAGACAGCCACTGCCCTGGTCCGTGCGGCCCTGGAGGGTGGGGAGGTGTCCAATGACTAGCCGCATCGGAGCGAAAGCGCTCGGTGACCAGCTCTACAGCTACATCGGCGCCATCCAGGACTTGGCTACCGCAGTTCGCGAAGACTTGGCTTTCGAAGGTTTCGAGCCGGGCCCGCGCCTGACCGCCGACCAGGTGGATGCGATCCATCTGTCGATTATCACCATCGCCGGGCTGGCTGGCGAGGACTTGATCCAACTGCTGACCGAGCTGGAGGTGCCGGCATGAGCTCTGTGTCTGATGCAAAACGCCCTCGTCGAGGCAAGAAGCCACAGGGGATATCTCTCCACCCGCGCGCCAAGGAAACTTGGCAGCGCTTGCCCTTCGTAGGCAAGGACCATGGTCGCTACTCAATGTGGGATGTTCCTTTGACTGGTAGCTACCTCACCGGTCTCGAGGCCGGCAAGAGTATCGCGCACATCTATCTGAAGTATGTCCGGGATGTGGACGACTGGATGGCTTGCGAGGTGCTCAGGAGCATGGTGCGCGATTTGATCACCAAAGCCCCTTCGGACGAGCAAGAGGAAACTGTCAAACGCGGCCAGTTCGCGGGGTTCATGGGCGAGATATTCAACTGGCTCAAGGTGTCCGCCCAGTTTGCCGGAAGCAGTCTAGACCGAGTGGAAGACCAGGCCCTCGTAGATCGGGTGAACCACTACCTGGATGCAGGCGTAGCCGATGCAATAGATGCGGCTATTACGAGGGCTTCGACATGACTGGCCTGACCTCAATTGGCGGCCAGGCCGCCACCATGACCAGCCTGGAACTGGTCGAATTCATCAACCAGCACCGCCGGCAGCAGGCAGAGGAGGCCGGGCAGTCGTTCCCCTCGGATGACTTCCCGGAGCTGCTGCACAAGAACTTCCTGGCAAAGGTGCCTGAGGTCCTGGGCGAAAGATCGGCTGATTTTTCAGCCGATCTCCCCGACAGCTATGGCCGGCCTCGCCGCGGCTATCGCTTCCCGAAGCGCGAAGCGTGCCTGATGGCTATGTCGTACAGCTACGACCTACAGGCTGCCGTCTTCGATCACATGACGGCGCTCGAGGAGAGATTGAAAGCCCTTCCGGACGTGTCGAGCCATGAGGGCGCCTTGCTGGCGCTCCAAGGGGCAGTCGAACGTCAACTGGTGCTGATCGGCGAGAACAAGCAACTCGCCGCCGAACGTGACCATGCCGTCAAGACCAAGGCGCAAATCGGCAGCCGCCGCGAAGCGCAGGCCATGGCCGCTGCATCCGTCGCCATCCGCCAGGTCAAGCGCCTGAACGACGAGTTGGGACACGGCACCCGCTACGCCACGGTCACCGCCGTCGAGAACGCCACCGGCACCAAGTACCCGTTCAACGCCTATGTCCACCTGCGCAAGTGGTGCAAGGCCAATGGCGTTCAGCCCGAGATCGTCCCCGACCGCCGTTTTGGCGAAGTCAAGGCGTGGCCTGCGGGAGCTTGGGCAGCCGTTTATCAAATCGATCTGGCGACCTTGTTCGGCGCCTCTGGAGCAAAAGCATGATCAAGTTGCCCGACGAGCAGCAGCAACTCATCCAGATCGCCGAGGCGGCGGTTGAGTATCAACTGGCAGAGACCAAGCGGAACGCGCTGCGCCGCGAGCTGAATACGTTGTACACCACGTACTTCGCTGCCTATGGCCGTCCGTATGCCGACCACCGCCGAATCGATCCCTACGACGAGAGGTTCGAGCCAGTGCTGGAGTTCACCGGCCCCGCCTACAGGCGCTGGAAGGATCAGCGCGATCTGACCACCCGCCTCAAGCGCAAGCTGCGGACGCTGGTGCAGCGCCTGGAGAGGGAGGGCTTGGCATGAGCAAGGTCGCCCACCAGTCCGATCCCGTGATGCTCAACGAGCAGTCCTTCGAGCAGTTCGGCAGCGACCAGGTTGCCTACAAGATCTGGTGCTCAATCGACACTGCCTTCGAGCTGCTGGGCCAGTTCGATCCCCCTGTAGTAGCCGAGGTTGCCCTAAACATCGCCGATATCCAGTTCGAGATCATCAAGGCGCGCTTCGCCCTGATGGTGTTGGTGAAGCGGCTGTGCGGCTGGCGCCCGGAAGATATCGATGAAGTATTGGCTGAGCGGCTCATGGAGAAGTTGCTTCAAGCACGGGAGTTGAGCGAATGAGTAGAGATTTCGGTTTTGTTTTCGTCCTGCACTGCCCAATCATGCCTGGTGTGTACTTGCTTGGTTGGAGCCATGGTTCCCCGCACAAGGTTGCCGAGGAGCTCTCTAGTTCGCCCGCTGCCCCTCATGATTACGTAGTGGCCTACTACGCGGAGGTACAGGAGCCAGAGGTCCACTTGGAACGAATTGAAGAGATGTTTTCCGAAAGCCGGTTTTCGCCGGATAGGAACTTCTTCTGTTCCAAACTGATAGACCTGATCACAGCTATTGAGGGAGATGGCGAGGCATGGTCGACATGGGACAGTGATATGGCCGTGGAGGCCCGAAACCCAGGACAGGTTGATCGACGTAACCCGCTGTGGTTCGAGCAGCCACTGCACAGCCCCGGATACCTTGAGCGGCTGAGAAGGGGGCGCGAATGAGTTCGGTCTCGCCTGATGCATTACACCCTCTGCCGGAGCCGTTGACCCCAACTGACTGCGACCTCTCGACATTCGCATTCATGCCACTGGACGTTCAGCGATTGCTTACTTCCGAGACTTGGGTGCTTGGTTCTGGGGACGAGCGCGCCGCTGCTATGACTCTCTGGCTTGCCAGTTGGCACCAGGTTCCGGCCGCCAGCGTTCCCGACAATGATCGGATGCTCGCACACCTGTCCCAGTGCGCTCGTTGGGACAAGGTGAAGGCCCATGTACTTCGCGGCTGGGTCAAGTGCAGCGATGGTCGTCTGTACCATCCAGTTGTTGCTGAGAAGGCGCTGGAGTCTTGGGTTGAGAAGCTGCTGAATGCCATCTCGGGCGCCACCGGTAATGCTCGTCGCTGGGGTGTGGAGGTAGATATCAGCGGGCTTCAGGGGCAACTGGTCGAGGCGGTTGCTGCTTTAAAAAGCATCGCCCCGCAATCGCGCACCTTGAAGAAGAAGGGTGTAATAACTCTTGCCACGGGATCGCCACCCGAATCGGGTAGTGATCGCCCCCCGATCACACCCCAAATCGACCCCGAATCGGGTAGTGATCGCAACAGACAGGGACAGGGACAGGGACAGGGACAGGGACAGGGATATTTAAAAGATCAAGAGCAGGCGCCGCAACAGCGTCGCCCTTCCCCTGAGGCCGGGGATGATCAACCGACGGAAAAGCCCAAGCGTGCTTCCCGCTTGCCGGAAGACTGGGCCTTGCCGGATGACTGGCTGGATTGGGCGCTGACTGAGCGCCCGGAGTTCAGCGAGGCGGACATGCGTAAGGTTGGGGAGGGCTTCAGGGACTACTGGTGCTCGGCTGCCGGCAAGGGGGCCACGAAGGTCGATTGGCTGGCGACCTGGCGCAACTGGGTGCGCAAGGAGAGCGCACCATCTGCAACTCCGCGGAAGCCGGCGGTGGGCAGCAAGCGCTACCCGTTCACCCCGCCACGGGGCTACCAGCTCGAGGATCACGAGTTCTGGCATCCGCAGATGACGGACACGGTGCTGTCCACTCGGACCCACGACTTCAGCACCCTTGAGCGTTTGCCGGACGGGGAGGGCGCATGCTGACCCCGTCGGATATTTCCAAGCGCCTCGCTGATCGCGCTGCCGATGTTGCACGGCACCTGCTGCCTGGCGGCAAGCGGGAGGGCGCCGAGTGGCGTGCTGGCGACGCCTCGGGCGAGAAGGGCAAGAGTCTGGGGGTTCACCTCGTCGGCGAGAAGGCTGGCGTGTGGTGCGACTTCGCCACCGGTGAGTCTGGCGACCTGCTGGACCTCTGGCGGCTGGCGCGCAACTGCGACATGGCGACGGCGCTGAGCGAAGCGAGGGGCTACCTCGGCGTGCAGGAGCCCAAGCTCATCCGGCCGGTCGAGAGCCGGAAGTCATACCAGCGACCGGACAAGCCAAGGTGCTCGACGCCGAAGGTGGACTCGGTGGTGATGGCGTACCTGAAGGGCCGTGGACTGACCGAGGAGACCATCAAGGCGTTCAAGATCGCCGAGGACGGGCAGAACATCGTGTTTCCGTACCTGCGCAATGGCTCGCTGATCCACTGGAAGAAACTCGGCGTGGAACGTCCTGGCGGCAAGAAGAAAATCACCACGTCGTCGGATACCGAACCTTGCCTGTTCGGCTGGCAGGCCATCCCGGACGGTATCCGGGAGGTGACGATAACCGAGGGCGAGATCGACGCGATGACCGCCTGGCAGTACGGGCGCCCGGCGCTGTCGGTGCCCTTCGGTGGCGGCAAGGACGGCAAGCAACGCTGGATCGAGTACGAGTTCGACAACCTGCAGCGCTTCGACGTGATCTACCTGTGCCTTGACGACGACGAACCTGGCCACCAGGCGACCGAGGAGATCGTTCGGCGCCTTGGGCGTGATCGGTGTCGCCTGGTGAAACTGGGTTGCAAGGACTTCAACGAAGCCCTGGATGCCCTGTACTACAGCGCCGACGACATTGCGGAGTGCTACGCCAAGGCGAAGAACTTCGACCCGGAGCGCCTGAAGTCGGTGAGCTCCTACTCGGAGGAGGTCAAGGCTGAGTTCTACGACCAGAACCCGGAAACTATCGGCATGGAGCTGCCCTGGAGCGCCTACGCCAACAAGATCCGCTTCCGGCCCTCGGAGGTCACGATCTGGACCGGCTGGAGCGGACACGGGAAGTCGCAGTTGCTGAACTACCTGGCCTTCCACGGCATGAACCGCAAGGGCAGCCAAGACCGGTTCTGCATCGCCTCGATGGAGATGCCGGCGCGGCGAACGCTTCAGCGGATGGTCCGGCAGGCCTCCGGGATGTCTTGTCCTTCGAGGGGCTACATCGACGCGATTCTCGACTGGCTCGACGGCAAGCTATGGATCTACGACCAGTTGGGCACCGCGAAGACGGGCGAAATGCTCGAGGACTTTCGGTATGCCGCGCGCCGGTACGGGGTGAACCACTTCATCGTCGACAGCCTGGCGAAGCTCGGCATGGCCGAGGATGACTACAACGGCCAGAAGCAGGCCATGGAGGCGTTGGTGGGGTTCGCTCACGAGATGAACGTCCACGTCCATCTGGTCGCCCACCCGCGGAAGGCTGACGACGAGGGTAAGCCCCCGGGCAAGCTCGACGTTCGCGGTGGCGCCATCCTCACCGACCTAGCCGACAACGTGTGCACGGTCTGGCGGAACAAGCGCAAAGAGATGGCCAAGGGAGACGACTACAAGGACCAGAGCGATGTGCGCCTGATCATCAGCAAGCAGCGCCTCACCGGAGATGAAGGCATCTTGGACCTGTGGTTCGACAAGGCATCCAACCAGTATTTCAGTGCGAGCACTCACAAGGCCCGGAACTGGGTCCACTACGAGGGCGCGCGGGAGCAAGCAGCATGAGCAACGTACAACCGATGGCACCCCGCAAGGTCATGACCAGGCTGGAGCGGGAGTTTCTCAAGGTGGCCGGCCAGGAGCTGGCGCAGGTCAAGGTGGGCGGTGCTGCTGCCTTGGCTGCGCTGTTGGTCATGATCGCCAACTGGCACGGCGACCGCGGCACTCTGGGCTTTCACGACTACGGCCGGCTCTGGCTGCAGGACGGCAACGCAAAGGGCGCAGCGGTGGAAACGCTGCTGCGTGATCTGTTCGGCCTGAACGGTCCGGGGGCGGCATGAGCAGAACTCGAACCTACGTGGACAAGCTGCTGGGCGATACCGAGTATCTCCTCGAGCAGTGGGGGTGGTGGCGCATGGATGGAATGGGGGTTCCCGGGTATGTATCGCCGGCCGCCGCTATCATGAGCCAAGCCATGCCAATGTCGAGCCCCAAGGCCTACCACGTCACTGACGATATGGCCTTGGCCGTCGACCGGGTCATTGCTCGACTCATCGACAGGGCGCCGCAGGCTGGTGATTTCGTGTGGCTCTACTACGGCGCGAAGTGGCCGGCCCTGCGCATCGCGCGTGAACACCAGATCGGCGAGGCCAAGGTGAGGGAGACGTTGAAGCTGGCGGTAGGCTGGGTCGATAGCGCCCTGGAGCGGTTCCGCGAGAGCGCTTGAAGAAATAGTTTTACGCGCGGAATGAAGGGTGTTTTCATACCAGCGTGAATTGCTGTGAACGCAGCGTGACGCACTCGAAACCCGGCCCTGGCGCCGGGTTTTTTATTGCGTTGTCAGGTCTGGCGCGGCATCATCAGGCCCCCGTCTGACTCGATGTTTTCCTTCCTTGGCTTTCAGCGAGATGGACGGGAGGCCCGGAAGATCCCCTCTCCCGGGCCTTTTAGTTTCCGAAGGTCGAAACTCGGTAGACGGCAGTCTCACCTGCCACATCGGGCTGTAAGCAAAGTGACGGGTTACCGACCCGCAAGGCCTTCACCCTTTGCGATAACCAATCAATGCAGGTGGAGCGCAGGATGCGCACGGGGTAGTGGCCCCTATCCACCCGCACCTATTTCAGAGCCCAGCCATAGCGCTGGGCTCTTTCATTTCCGCCGCAAGGCAAGCCAACACGCAGCTAGGCCCGTACAGCCGAAAGGCGGATGTCCGCTCATCCGTCCGCCCCGCTGCGCTCCTTTTCCAGGTGAGCGGAGTGGATCAGATGAGTGAGATTGATCTTGATGAGGCCGGCCTGCGTGATCTGGTGATGGTCAATGACGGCCAGGTTGTAACGACCTCGCTGAAGGTGGCTGAGCGTTTCGGAAAGCGGCACGACAACGTGATCAAGGCGATCCGCGGCCTCGATTGCTCGCCAGAATTTCATGCCCTCAATTTTGAGGAGATGATCGTGGATGTCGATATCGGCAAAGGTGCCAGGCGGAAATCTCCAGCGTTCCGCATAACCAGAGATGGCTTTGCGTTCTTGTGCATGGGCTTCACCGGCAAGGAGGCGGCCAAATGGAAAGAGGCTTACATCCGTGCCTTCAACTGGATGGCAGAGCAACTGTTCAAGCGCTCGATGGACTTCGCCACCCTGCGTAACGAGCTGATGGCGGAGTACCGACAAGAGAAAGGAATTGCCAGCCTGGCCGGCAAGACCCTGCGTCGATGGCAGATCAAGGCACCCGTCATCGAACAGAAGATCATCGAGGTCGAGCGCGAAGGGCAGTTGCAGCTGTTTCACGCCTGATCCGCCCCGGAACCCACCCGACGAACGAAAGCCCGCCACTGAGCGGGCTTCGTCGTTTTAGAACCCCTGCGAGGGGCAGAGACTATGAAAATGCCAGAACGCCCTGAAACTTGGGCTGCGCTGCTTGCGTGGCTGTCTGCGCACTATCCGCAGCTGTACGCCGCCGGCCTGTCCTTCGTGGTCGCGCTGACCCGGGTGATCTACGGCGGCGGAACGCGGCGCCAGGCGCTGCTCGAGGCAACGCTCTGCACCCTGATCACCTTGGGCCTGATTCCTGTCCTTGAGTGGTTTGGCCTTCCGCAGAACATGGCTACTGCTGCCGGGGTGTTCACCGGTTTCCTGGGTGTGAAGAAGATCGCCGAGTTCGCTGATCGGATCGCCGACTGGAAGTTTCCGCGCCGGGGGGCTGGCGAATGAAGATCACCGCCGATCAACTCGACCGCGCTACCGGCTGCGGTGCTGCTACTGCCTCGACCTGGGTTGAACACATCAACGGCGCCCTGGCTCGGTTCGAGATCAACACGCCCGAGCGTGTGGCAATGTTCCTGGCTCAGGTCGGGCACGAAAGCCAGAGCCTCAAGCGCCTGGTCGAGAACCTGAACTACTCCGCAGAGGGGCTGCTCAAGACCTGGCCGAAGCGGTTCGACCCGGTAGAGGCTCGCCAGTATGCCCGCCAGCCCGAGCGCATCGCCAACCGCGTCTACGCAAACCGGATGGGCAACGGCTCACCGGATACAGGCGATGGGTATCGATACCGTGGTCGTGGCCTGATCATGATCACCGGACACGACAACTACGCCGAAGCCGCCCGCGCCCTGGCGCTGCCACTGGTGGCGCAACCGGAACTGCTCGAGCAACGGACCTGGGCAGCAATCGCCGCGGGGTGGTTCTGGAAGTCGCGGGGTTTAAACGACCTGGCTGACCAAGGCCGTTTCGAGAAGATTACTCTCCGCATAAACGGATCGTTCACCGGGGCTGAGGATCGCAACGCCCGGCTCGAATGGGCGCGTGCTGCGCTCAAGGGGGAATGATGCTCGGGTTCACGACGAAAGCTGAGGCGCGACGCATCGGAGCCTCGCACCACGGGAGCTATTACGGCATTCCGATGTGGCTAGGGGATGTCGATAGCGATTGCCCGCTAGCGTTCGCAAAGTGGGCGCCGCTTGAGCTGGTCGTCTCCCTGCTCTCGGTCATTGAGGGCATCGTCAACTCGATGCTCGATCAAGAGCAGACGTTCATGTTCAAGGTTGGTCGGAGGATCGACCAGTGACCTGGCGGCCCTGGTTGGTGGTCGCCCTGGTAGCCGCGCTGGTGTTCTGGCGCCTCGATCACGTGACCGCCCAGCGTAATGACCTGCAGGCCGCCGTCAAGCAATCCGCCGAGACGATCACCGCCATGGCCCAGCAGGCCCAGCGCGACATCCAGGCGCAGGTCCAGACCGATGCCCTGGCCCGAACCTACCAAGCAGCACTACAGGCCTCCCGTGATGAAAACCAATTGCGCCGCGATGCTATCGGCACTGGTGCTCGCGTCGTGTACGTCAAAGCCCGCTGTCCCGCAGACGGAGTGCACCCGGCTCCCGGAGCCTCCGGCAGCGCTGATGCAGGAAGAGCCGTCCTTGCTGCCGCTGATGGACAAGTTGTTTCTGATCTCCGAGCCGGAGTCGAGCGCCGCGAACTGATGATTGAGGCGCTGCGTAAGCATATCGCCGGCCTGCCGAGGTATTGCAGAAGATGATCAGCATCAAGCCGGAAGGGTTCCAGCAGCAGCTCGCCGACCTGACTGAGCTTGAGCAGCGGCAGATTCCGTACGCGACAGCCACTGCGCTTACGCGGACAGCGCAAGGCCTGATGGATCGATTGCGCGATGAGATGCGTGTCGTGTTCGACCGCCCGACCCCGTACACCCTGAACAGCCTGCGCATGGTGCCAGCCAGGAAAGACCGGCTGGAAGCGCGGGTTTGGTTCAAGGACGAAGCGGACGGTGCGCAGCCTGCATCGGTGTGGATTGCCCCCGAGGTCTACGGTGGCCCGCGTCGGAACAAGCCGGCCGAACTTCAGCTCAGGGCCAAGGGGATACTGCCCGAAGGCAAGTACGTGGTGCCCGGCGCCGGCGCGGACCTGGATCGCTACGGGAACATCAGGCGTGGCCAGGTCACCAAGGCATTGAGCGGCATCCGCGGCTTCAGCCAGGCCGGGTACAACGCGAACGCGACCGATAGCAGACGGAGCAGGGCGAAGGGTAATGCTCGCCGCTACTTCGTCATGACCCGCAAGGGCCAGCCCATTGGCATTGCTGAGCGCACAGGCCGAGGCCGGGATGCCGTCTCGATCATCATGGCCTTCGTGTCACGCCCTTCGTATCGCCGCCGGCTGAGCTTCTTCGAGATCGCGCAGCAGTACGCCGACGAGAACCTGCCGCGTGAGTTCGAGGTGGCGATGCGCGGCGTGGCTGCTCGGTTCGCCGCGAGGCGCTGACGGGTGCACCAAAGTGGTGCGAATTCTTGTTGTCCAGCACAAGTTTGAAAATTTGGCGGGTCCTCCCGGAGGGGCCCCCGTCAGAGGGTAATTCGAGCCCCGCGCGCCAAATATGTATGACCATTTTTCGGAGGTTGGTTGTTGTTTAGTCATGAGCAAAAACGAAACAACCAAACAGCGCGGATGGTTGAACAAGTCCGAGATGGCCGCGAGCCTCGGGATTTCTCCGCAAGCCTTTGATAAATGGGGCGTTCAACCAATCGAGCGAATAGGTCGAGAGGCCTTCTACACGGTGGCGGATGTGGTCGAAAACCGCATCCAGCACGCCGCTCGGAAACAACAACCTGAGGGGGAGCTACCGGAAGGTCTCGATCCCTACGCTGAAGCCAAGCTGACACAGGAGCGACTCCGGCTCACCAAGGCCCAGGCCTACGCCCAAGAGCAGAAGAACCAGATCCAGGACAAGCTCCTGGTCCCGGTCCCGTTCGCCACTTTCGCCTTGGCGAAGATCGCCGCCAAGATTGGCTCGGCGCTGGAGACCGTCTGCAAAACGGTCAGTCGCCGCCACCCGGATGCTGATCCCTTGGTGATGGAGTCCTTCGAGCGGGAGATCGCCTTGGCGCGAAACCTTTCCGCTGAGTTCAGCGACGACATCCCGGGAATCCTTGATGAGTACCTTGCAACCCTGGATCAGTGATCTGCGCACTGCGGTCAAGCTGGGTTTGCAGGGAATGTTCAAAGAGCCGCCGATGACGGCGGTGGAGTGGGCCGACAAGCATTTCTACATGTCGGCCGAGTCCTCTTACAACGAGGGCCGCTGGAAGACTGCACCCTTCCAGATCGCGATCCTGAACGCGATGGGCAACGACCTGATTCGAGTGGTCAACTTCGTGAAGTCGGCCCGGATCGGTTATACGAAGCTGTTGCTGGCCAACATCGGCTACAAGATCCAGCACAAGCGCCGCAACGTGATGATGTGGAGTCCGACCGACCCGGACGCCGAGGACATCAGCAAGAGCCACGTCAATGGCCTGATCCGCGACGTGCCGGTCATGCTGGAACTGGCGCCCTGGTTCGGTCGGAAGCACAGCGACAACACCTTGGACAACAAGGTGTTCGCGAACCGCCGCAACCTCTGGATCCGCGGTGGCAAGGCCTCCCGGAACTACCGGGAGAAGTCGCCCGACGAGGTGATCTACGACGAACTGTCGAAGTTCGACGCCGACGTCGAGGGCGAAGGTTCGCCGACATTCCTAGGTGACAAGCGCCTGGACGGTGCGGTCTACCCGAAGTCTATCCGGGGGTCTACGCCTGGGGTCGCTGGCAGTTGCCAGATCACTAAGGCGGCGGAAGAGTCTCCGCACCGGCTGCGCCTGCATATTGCTTGCCCTCACTGTCAGCGGGAGCAGCACCTGAAGTTTGGCGGAAAGGATTGTGAGTTCGGCCTGAAGTGGGAAAAGAACGAGCTGGGTGAGGCCGAGCGCGCCTGGTACGTCTGCGAGCACTGTGCAGCCTGTTTTGAACACCGCGACATGGTGGTGGCCCAGGCTAAAGGCCGCTGGATCTGCGACGAGACCGGCATCTGGACGCGCGACAGCATCGACTGGTTCGGCCCAGACAACGAGCCGATCCGCACGCCGCGCTCGGTCAGCTTCTACTGCTGGGCGATCTACAGCACCTGGACGACCTGGGTGTCGTTGGTTGACGAGTGGCTCAAGGTCAAGGGCGACCGCGAGAAGCTGATTACCTTCATCAACACCACGCGCGGCGAGGTGTGGGAAGAGGAGCAGGGCGACCGCGTGGAGTGGCAGACGCTCTATGCCCGCCGCGAGAACTACCCGAAGGTGCCGCCGCAAGCGCTTGTCCTGATGGGTGGAATCGACACCCAGGATGACCGCTACGAGGGCCGCGTTTGGGCTTTCGGTCTTGGCGAGGAGGCATGGCTTGTTCACCGTTTCATTCTGACCGGCGATCCGGCCAGTGAGGAATTACGGCGTAAGGTCGGCTTGGAGATCCACCGGCAGTTCACTCGGGCTGACGGCGTTCCAATGCGTGTCGAGCGTTGGTGCTGGGATGCCGGCGGCCACTATGCCGATGAGGTAGAGGCCGAGAGCGTCAAGCATGGCGTGCACTGGGTGGTTCCGACCTTCGGAGCCAGTACATACGGCAAGCCAATCGCCAACTTCCCGAAGCGACGCAAGCGCAAGGTCTACAAGACCGAACTGGGCACCGACAACGCGAAGGAGCTGATCTACAGCCGTCTGCGTATTGATGTACCCATTCCGTGGCAACCGACCCCTGGCTGTGTGCACTTCCCGATCGACAGCGACATCTGTGACGAGGACGAACTGAAGCAGATCACTGCCGAGAAGAAGAAGCCGGTGATGGCGAAGGGTGTCCGCGTCCTGCGCTGGGATTCCGGCGGGCGCCGAAACGAGGCGCTGGATTGCTTCGTGTACGCCCTTGCCGCGCTGCGCATCAGCCAGCAGCGCTTCGGCCTCGATCTCGACCAACTTGAGCGAGCGCGCGTTGATCCCGTGCCGGAGCAGGTCGCCCAACAGCAACCCTCGAACGAAAACCATGCCAGCACCTCTCAGGGCTGGCTCAACACTGGAAGCGGACCATGGCTCTGACAGCGCAGCAGATGCTCGACAAATACCTGGAGGCCGAGGCCGCCGTGCTGGAAGGGCGGACGGTGATCTTCAACGGACGCACCCACACCATGGAGGATATCGAGAAGATCCGCGCCGGACGCCGGGAGTGGGAGCGCCGCGCGGCGGCAGATCGGGACCGCGCCGCCGGTCGCCGTCCAGGCCCGGCGCTGGCGGAGTTCTGCTGATGAACCTGATCGATCGTCTACTGAAACCCTGGGCCCCCGACCTGGTGGCTCGGCGCCTGGCCGCCCGCGAGGCAATCCAGGCGTATGAGGCTGCCAGGCCAGGGCGAACCCACAAGGCCAAGCGTCAACCGCTGGGCGCCGACACCTCGCTACAGAAGTCTGCGGTCTCCATGCGAGAGCAGTGCCGGAAACTGGACGAAGATCACGATCTGGTTACCGGCTTGCTCGATCGCCTAGAGGAGAGGGTGGTGGGCGGTAGTGGCATCGGCGTGGAACCGCTGCCGCTGCGCCTGGATGGCTCGGTGCATGCCGAGTTGGCCATGGAAATCCGCAGTGCGTGGGCCGAGTGGTCACTCTCGCCGGAGACCTCTGGTGAGCTGACGCGGCCCCAGGTAGAGCGGCTGATGTGCCGCACTTGGTTGCGCGATGGCGAGGGCTTGGCGCAGAAGTTGATGGGCCGAGTCCCGAACTACACGTTCGCCACGTCGGTGCCTTTTGCCCTGGAGCTGCTGGAGCCCGACTACTTGCCCTTCAGCTACAACAACCTGTCGAAAGGCATTGTCCAGGGTATCGAGCGTGACACCTGGCGCCGGAAAAGGGCCTATCACCTGCTCAAGGATCACCCCGGCAACCTGCAGACGCTGGGCGGCAGCCTGGCGGTGAAGCGCGTCGAAGCGGAACGGATCATCCACATCGCCTACCGCAAGCGGATCGGCCAGAACCGAGGCGTGCCGATGTTGCACGCAGTGCTGATCCGCCTTGCCGACTTGAAGGACTACGAGGAGAGCGAGCGGGTGGCGGCGCGCATCAGTGCTGCCCTGGCGATGTATATCAAGAAGGGCAACCCCGACAGCTACACGGTGGAGCCCGGGAAGGACCGGAAGAACCGAACGATCCCCATCGCCCCCGGCATGGTCTTCGACGACCTCGAGCCAGGTGAAGACGTCGGGATGATCGAGAGCAACCGGCCGAACCCCTTCCTTGAAGGTTTCCGCAACGGCCAACTGCGGATGATCGGCGCTGGCACTCGCAGCACCTACTCCTCGGTGTCCAGGGCCTACGACGGCACCTACTCGGCACAGCGCCAGGAACTGGTCGAGGGCTGGCTGGGCTACGACCTGTTGCAGCACGAGTTCATCGACTACTGGTGCCGGCCTGTCTATCGGTCCTGGCTGCAGATGTACCTGTTGGCTCGGAAGGAGCGCCTGCCCGCCGACGTTGATCACCGCACTCTCTACGCGGCGGTCTACCAGGGGCCGGTCATGCCATGGATTAACCCGATGCATGAGGCCAACGCATGGGAGTTGCTGGTCAAGGCCGGCTTCGCCGATGAGGCGGAAGTTGCCCGCGCTCGTGGTCGAGATCCGCGCGAGCTGAAGAAGTCGCGTGAGACGGAGATCAAGGCGAACCGGGCAGCCGGCCTGGTCTTCAGTTCGGATGCCTACCACCAACTGGTCAAGTCCGGGATGGACCCGGTTGAGGCGGTGCAGAAGGTGTACCTGGGCGTCGGGAAGATGCTTACCGCCGACGAGGCTCGCGGGCTCGTCAACAGATACGGCGCCGGCCTACCCGTGCCTGGGCCGGATTTCCCCAACGAGAGCAACAATGGAGGCGCCGATGGGCAGCCATCAAACCCTGATCCATAAAATCCTGATGCTGCCGATGGCGGCGGCGTTGACTGAGGCCAACGCCCCGCATGAGTCCTGGTACAGCATTAAGGCTGCCGGTCGCGGCGTCGCCGAGGTGCTGTTGTACGACGAGATCGGCGTCTGGGGCATCACCGCGCTGCAGTTCGCTCGAGACCTCAAGGCAATGGGCGACCTGACCAAGATCAACCTGCACATCCACTCCCCGGGCGGCGACGTCTTCGAGGGGACGGCGATCTATAACCTGCTGCGCAACCACCCGGCCAGCGTCGACGTGTACATCGATGGCTTGGCGGCCTCGATGGCCTCGGTCATCGCCATGGCCGGCGACACCATCTACATGCCCGAGAACGCCATGATGATGGTGCATAAGCCCTGGGGCATCCAGGGCGGCGATGCGGACGACATGCGCCGCTATGCCGAACTGCTCGACAAGGTCGAGGACACCCTGGTCATGGCCTACGCCAACAAGACCGGGAAGTCCGCCGACGACATCAAGGCGCTCCTCAAGGAGGAGACCTGGATGAATGGCCGAGAGGCCGTCGCTGCCGGTTTCGCCGACCAACTCACTGAGCCGCTGCAAGCGGCCGCTCACCTTTCCTCCAAACGCATGCAGGAGTTCGCCCACATGCCCGAAGCTCTGAAAACTCTACTGGCCCCGCGCGCCCAGACCCCCGCCGCGCCGACCAACACTCCCGCGCCGACTCCGGCACCGGCCGCGCCGGCGGCTCCCGCGGCCGCTGCCCCAACCGAGGCCGATATTCGCGCCCGCATCCTCGCCGAGGAATCTGGTCGCCGCAGCGCAATCACTGCTGCCTTCGGCGCGTTTTCCACCGGGCACGCCGAACTGCTCGCCACCTGCTTGAACGACATGAACATCACCGTCGACCAGGCGCGCGAGAAGCTGCTGGCTGCCATTGGCGCCGACACCCAGCCGGCTGCCGCCCTGAGTGGCGGGGCCCACATCCATGCCGGCAACGGCAACCTGGTGGGTGACTCGGTGCGCGCGAGCGTGCTGGCCCGCATCGGTCGAGGCGAGCGCCAGGCTGACAACGCGTACAACGGCATGACGCTCCGCGAACTGGCCCGCGCCTCGCTGGTCGATCGTGGGATCGGTGTGGCCTCGCTCAACGCGCCCCAAATGGTCGGCTTGGCTTTCACCCACACTTCCAGCGACTTCGGCCTGATCCTTCTGGATGTCGCCAACAAGTCGGTGCTGGCTGGCTGGGAAGAGGCCGAAGAAACCTTCCCGCTGTGGACCAAGTCCGGCATTCTCACTGACTTCAAGCCGGCGCGCCGCGTCGGGCTGGGCGAGTTTTCCTCGCTGCGTCAGGTGCGTGAGGGCGCCGAGTACAAGTACGTCACCCTCGGCGAGCGCGGCGAGCAGATCATCCTGGCCACCTACGGAGAGCTGTTCAGCATCACTCGTCAGGCGATCATCAACGACGACCTGCAGATGCTCTCGGATATCCCGTTCAAGCTGGGCCAGGCTGCCAAGGCCACCATCGGCGACCTGGTCTATGCGGTTCTGACCGGTAACCCGGCGATGAGCGATGGCAAGGCTCTGTTCCATGCCGACCACAGCAACCTGCTCACTGGCGCGGCTTCGGCGCTTTCCATCGACAGCCTGAGCAAGGCCAAGACCCAGATGGCCACCCAGAAAGCCCAGGTAGAGAAGGGCAAGGGGCGCACCCTGAACATCCGTCCGGGCTTCGTTCTGACTCCGGTGGCACTCGAGGACAAGGCCAACCAGATCATCAACTCCGAGTCCGTGCCGGGCGCCGACGTCAATAGCGGCATCGTCAACCCGATTCGCGCATTCGCGCAGGTGATCGGCGAGCCGCGCCTGGACGATTCCTCGGCGACCGCCTGGTACATGGCTGCCAAGAAAGGCTCTGACACCATCGAGGTGGCCTACCTGGACGGCGTCGATACTCCGTACCTGGAGCAACAGGAAGGCTTCACTGTCGACGGCGTGGCCAGCAAGGTCCGCATCGACGCCGGCGTGGCGCCGCTGGACTTCCGTGGCCTGCAGAAATCCAACGGCGCCTGATCGGTGCCAACTCCCGAGCCCCGCATCTAGCGGGGCTTTCTGTTTCTGCCATTAGGAGAATCAACCATGGCGAAGAACTATGTGGAGGACGGCAACGTCCTGACTCTCATCGCGCCTGCTGGCGGCGTTCAATCTGGCGTGCCGGCGGTGATCGGAGACCTGGTGGTGGTGCCGCTGGTAGATGCCGCCGCGGGCGAGCCGTTCGCCGGAAAAACTGGCGGCGTCTGGAGCCTGCCTGCTGCCGCTGGCCTGACCCAGGGTGCCAAGTGCAGCGTGCTCGATGGGGAACTGGTAGCTGCTGCCACTGCCGACTCGGTGGCGTTCGGCAAGATCACCGAGCCCACCGTTGACGGCTTCGCGTCGGCGATGCTGATCCAGCAATGAGCGCGCCGGGCCGTTTTGGCCGGCTGATCCAACGGCTCCACGAACGTGGGCAACAGCGGTTATCTGATGCCGTGGGCGAGTTCCGCGGCATCGGTCGTCCCCCGATCAGGGGGATACCGCTGCAGGTCGACCGAAACCTCACCTACGAGGGACCTGATGGGGTTTTCATCACGGACAAGGTTGGGATCAGTTGGCTGGCGAAGGACGTTCCCACAGCATCACGCGGTGACCTATTCGTCATCGGGTCGTCGCGATATCTCGTGGAAAAGCTCATCGCGAACGACGGTTGGTTGCTAACGGCAGCAACGATCGAGGAGGAAGCATGAAGCCGAACGTGCTCACGATCGGCCGCTTGGCCTTGCTGGCGCGCCTGCAAACCATCACGCCAAACCAGGGATACCGGACAGACGCTGGCACTCGTGTGCTCTCCGGGTGGTTTAACGAGCTGGTCAAGGAACGGCACGAGGGCTTTCCGCTGATTGTTGTCCAGCCCGGCAAGGAGCAGCCGCCGGAGCATCTTGATGCCGCCGTTCGCTTCCATCGTGGCTTCGACGTGGTGGGCGCGGTGCAAGGTGGGTATGACCACTATGAGGAGGCCCTGGAGGATCTACAGCTAGACCTTCTGGCGTGCCTGATGCCCGCCCCCAAGGGGCAGTTCCTGCGCTGGCTGCCCCGAGAGCGCGGCATTACCGGGCTGACGTTGGGGGCGCCTGAGCCGTACCCGCCGGGTGATGGAGTGGCCGCTGCCGTGATTCGAATCCCTGTCTATCTGAAAACCATCATCGAGGGGTAACCCATGAAGAGCGATCCCCAGGTGCCGGCCACGGTCGACGCCGCGCCTCCGGCTGCACTGAACAAAGCCGTCGAGGTCACCCTGGCCACGGTGCATTGGCACCAGGGCGAGGAGAAGGCGGCCGGCGAAAAAATCAACGTCAGCCCTGACCAGGTTGAATTCCTGCGCCGCGAAGGCGTGATCAAGAAGGAGGCCTGATATGGCTATCGAGAAAGAGACGTACGTGATCGGCGGCTGGCTTAAGGCACGCGAGGCAGGGACTACAGGGCCTTTCAAGAAGGTAGGTCTGGTATCCACCATTCAGCAGACCATCGAGAGCAGTGAGATCACGCTACCCGACACCACCACTCCGCAGGGCGGCGAGTACGACTCGGTATCGCGCATCTCCTCGGTCGGCCTGGGGATCAACTTCCGCGAACTGCATACCTCGATGCTGGCGGCCCTGATGTGGGGCGACGCCACCAACGTTCCCTCTGCCACCCACACCGACGAAGCGCACACCGCCGTTCCGGGAGGCACGATCGCGCTCGACTTCATGCCGCTGGAGATCACCAGCGTGAAGAGCGATGACGGCACCACTACCTACGAAGAGTTCGACGACTGGAACATGACCGGAGCTGGCCTCGAAATCGTTGAAGGGGGTGCGATCTCTGCGGCCACACCGATCAAGGTGACCTACAAGTCCGCCACCGTCGATGTGATCGAGGCGCTGACCAACAGCGGCAAGACGTTCGAGTTCCTCTTCGAGGGCGAGAACGCCGCTGGTACCCAGCGGCGCATCCAGGCGCGCTACTTCCTCTGCCGCTTAAACCCGTCGAGCCAGCAGGATTGGATCAACACCGAAGACTTCCTGGCCGCCGAGGCCACTGCCAAGGTGCTGATGGACCCAACCAAGGTCGGTGCTGGAAAGTCGAAGTACTTCAACATCAAGAAGGAACTGGCGACGGTGTGACGCCGTTCATGCCCGGCAGGGACGCCGGATGTGGGCTCGCCCGCGTGGTGCTACAGTGGCGGCATTTAGGGAGGGGTTGAAATGTACTCTAGGTCGCGCGGATTTTCCCTTATCGAGTTGATGGTTGTGGTCGTACTCTTGGCCGTTTTGGCATTCATGGCCGTTCCGAGCTTTAAGGCTATGCAGGAGGGGAACAACCATCTAGCCGGCAAAGAAGTTTTTCTCCAGCACCTGGAATTTGCCAGGTCCTATGCGCTGTCAAAAAAGACAACTGTCGAAGTCTGTGCAGAAAGTGGAGGGTGGACTGACGGATATATCGTCCGCACTGATTCTGGTAAGACTGTTTTGCTTAAGGAAAATAAGTATAAAAACATCCATCCAGTTGGAGCGTGGAAAGGCTCTATGGAGTCTGGGTGTGTGCGATTCGTATCCAATGGGAGCGCACCCGCGGTGCCTGCCCCGGCGGGGGAGTATTACGACTCTGGTTTCTTCGGTGGTGAAGAGCTGGACAAGGCTGCTTGGCGGGTGACGTTCAAGCCGTCTGGCTGGAACTGCACTGAGAAAGATCCTAAAGACCCTAAGTGCGCCAAGAAACCAACCTGATCGCCGGCTTGTGTTCTTGGTAATGGCCTGTTGATGCTAAAGTGTGAAGCGGTTCCAATGGAGAGTCGCTTATGACACGGATTTTTCCCGTTCTCGCCTTGATTCTTGCGGTCAGTTCTGCCAGTGGGGCGACGGTCTTTAAGTGCGTCGGCCCTGACGGAAAAGTCACTTTTACCCAGCAGAATTGCCCTGACAACCAATCGCTGAACGATGTGGTTTCTGCCACCAACCAGCGCCCAAGCGGGTCAGGTGCCTCGGCTGTCATGGCCAAGCCCAAGCAGCCATCAGGTCGTACCTATAGAGGTAGTCACCAGGTTGGCAGCGGAGTGATCGTCGTCGGTGGTTCGTCGCCAAGCCCTACGTGTTCCACAGGACTCTCTGAGCGTGACCTTCGCAAGGCCAAGGTCCAGGGCAAGGTCGTTCCTGGAATGTCCAGGGAGGACGTGGAAAGCATCTACGGGAAGGTGAACCGCAACGGCAGTACCGCCGGCGCGGGTGCTGTCACCTACTGGAATGACAAGTATGTTGACCAGACGACCGTTTCGTTTGATCGTAACGGATGCGTCCAGGGTTCATACCAATCGGGCCACAAGAACTAGCCGATATAACGCTTTTTAAACAGCCCCGCCATTCGGCGGGGTTTGTGCTTTCTGGAGGGTTGAAATGTCCAGCTTTACTGCAAGTAGAGTTGTAGATATTGATGGCGTTGAGTTGACCGTGCGGGAACTTAGCGTTGCGGATGTTCGAAAGCTAATGCAAGAGGTCAGCGATCAAGACCTCGTTAACAATGTCCTCTTCGAAGATATCAGGCTTTCCGATCTGTGCCTGATGACGTCGGTTACGAAGAGCCAAATTAACGATCTCCGGCCTAGCCAACTCGCCAAGTTGCGGGATGCATGTAAAGAGGTGAACCCGCATTTTTTCGGAATGCTGGGCCGTCTCTCGAAACTCCACGACAAGCCATAAGGAGTTTGGAGCGCGCCATTTGCGTTCTGGTGAGGCTTGGCCATCACCACGTCCTTGAATATCCCTGGTCACTGTTCTTGACCGCGCTGAAGGCTGAATGAAATGGCTGACGTAAAGATCCGGCTGACCGCTGACCTCGATGATGCGCTGCGCGAGGTGTCAGGCTTCCGCAAGGAATATGCCGAACTGGTCAGGCAGGTCGCGCAACCTCTCAAGCGTTTAAACGATTTCACTGCTCTCGAAAGCACCCTCGAGGACACGCAACGCCAGGCGCGTTCGGCGCGCGAGCAGATCCGTACGCTCGGCAACGAGCTGGCATCGACGATCAGGCCAAGTCGCGAATTGCAGCAGGCTTACCGGGACTCCATTTCGGACCTGCGAAGCCTGGAGCGGGCAGAGACCGTCCAGGTAGCCAAGCTCGGAGCGATGCGCCGGGAGTTGAAGCAGGCCGGGCTGGATACGAGGAGCCTGACATCCGAACGGCAGCGGCTCCAGCGGGAGCTGGATCGAAACCTCCAGGCGGGCCGGAATGATGCGGCCACCACCAGCCTCCGGCAACAGGCCGCAGCGATCAAGCAGAGCGCGATAGAGCAGCGCCGCTTCAACTTGGAGCAAGCGCGTAGCACCCTGGGAGTCGCCAGGGTGCGCGAACTACAGGCTGCTATCGGGCAGTTAAACCAGCAATATCGCTTGCTTCGATCGAGCGGAACGCTGTCCACAAGGGAACTTGCCGTTGCGCAGCGGGCGCTCAAAAAGCAGATCGCGGAGACCAAGAGCGAACTCAACTCGCTTGGCGCCGGCTCGCGGCTGTCGAGCATCGGCTCTCTCCGCGGGAGCGGTCCAGCGCTGGCGGTTGCGGGTCTCGCCGCCGCAGTAGGCGCTGCAACGGCGAAGCTAGCGAACGGGGCTGACACTGTTGGCCGGCTCGATTCCCGGCTTCGCCTGGCGACCCGCTCGCAGGAAGAATTCAACACTGCGCAAGTCGAACTCGACCGTATCGCGGATGATGTTCAGGGCGATGTCGGCGACCTCGTCGGCCTTTATTCGCGGTTGCAGCGCCCGCTTCGGGATGTGGGAATGGATCAGCGAGCCGCCCTCGAAACCGTAGAGGCGGTATCCCTTGGCCTGAAAATCGGTGGAGCCTCTGCCGAGGAGTCGGCGTCGGTCATTACCCAGTTCTCCCAGGCCATCGCCAGTGGTGTTCTGCGGGGCGAAGAGTTCAATACCGTTCTGGAGTCCTCGGATCGCATTGCTGGCGCCCTGGCGGACTCCTTCGGGGTGACTGTCGGCCGGCTTCGCGAGATGGCTGCCGCCGGTGAGCTCACCTCGGAGCAGATCGTTATCGCGCTGCGGAAGGAACTGCCGAAGCTCCGCGAGGAGATGGCGTCATTTGCCCCGGAGATTGGTGCGGGGCTGAACCGGATCTTTTCCGAAACCCAGAAATACTGGGGACGTCGCGCGAAGGAAACAGGCGTCGTCGACTGGGTTGCGAACCAGTTGAACGATGTTGCCAAGAACATCAACACGGCGAATACGCTGGTGAAAAAGGGGGAGGGCAGCCTCACAGCCACCCTCGCCGCCGAGAAGGCGCGCCAAGAGCAGATCGTGAAGCGACAGAACGATGCTCTGAAGCGGGCTCGGGATCAGAATGTCGCCGACCTCCAATCTGAGGTTGTGCGGACCAAGGCCCTCCTTGAGCAGTCCACCAAGAACCTCAACGACGCGCTTTCGCGCCAGGCAGATGTCCGCAAGGAGTTTGCCGATCTGGTGAAGGGCATCCAGGCGACGCCCACCTCCGGAACGCAGACCTTCGGTGATGCCACTGCGGCCCAGGCCTCGGCTCGCAACGCGCTGACCGCCGGCAACAACCAAAAGGCGATCGAGGAGGCGCGCCGCGCGCTGCAGATCCTTCAGCAACTGAAGGACGCTGGCGCGAACAGCTATGGCTTCGAAGGCGTGGCCAAAGAGGTGGAGCGCATCGCCAACAAGGCCGCAGAGGTCGAGGCTGGTAATGCCAAGGCTGCGGATGACGTCAACCGCCTGAACCTGGCCGACCTCGAGGAGCGCATCAAGGCTGTGCAAAACGTCGAGGTGTCGTTCGGAATGGACTTCGAAAGCGCGGAGACCTTGAAGCAACAGGTCGCCGACATCGCCGCCGGACTGGCTGAGCAGCTCGTGATACCTATCACGCTGGTTCCGCCTCCGGAGATGGGCTTGCCTGGCGTGCCCAGCATCACCCCCAAGATACCCGGGTTTGCCACTGGTACGCAGAGCGCTCCCCCTGGTATGGCGTGGGTTGGGGAGCGTGGGCCGGAGTTGATGATGATGCGCGGAGGAGAGCGCATCTTCAACGCGGTGCAGTCGCTGCAGATGTCGCAGAGGTATCAACGAACTCTCCCCGAGATACCCGAGATTCCGACTGCGGCGCTTCAGCAGGCGAATCCGCCGGCAGCCATGCAAAACCTGGGATCGCTGACCCTCAACCTGGGTGGAGACGATGCCGGTTTCACCGTTTTCGGGACACACGACACGCTCCGAGATATACGCAAGGCCGCTTCGAAGTTCGGGCGGACGCGCCCAAAATGACCAAGCCCGCCTCGCGCGGGCTTTTTTTATGGAGTTGGGAATGATCATTCCGAACGTGATGCTTGGGGGCGTACCGATCGTGATACACGGCGGCGCCCCGCAGTGTCAGTACCAGGCTGTAGATGGCGGCGTCGAGCGATTGAGGCTCAGCGGAGGTGCGGCAGTACAGATGACGCACTGGCGCAAGACGGCAATCACCATCAGCGGTTCAGGATGGATCGGCACGGGGATGCTTGGACTCGACTTCGACAACCCGTTGGAGCTGCGATGCAATGCGTCGCTTGGCATTTCCGGCCGTACTGCCGCCGACCGAGTATTCACAATCCCTGGAGAGGTTCGCCCCGATGCCAGTCCGTGGGGGCTGGCGCTGGTCGGCCGTGAGTGGGTCAGAACGGACGTGTCGTCCGCCGGCCAGGTGGTAACCGTGTCGGAGATCCCAGGCGCGCAACTCTACCGCGTCGAGTGGTGGCCGCTGTTCCACGTCTTCGCGTCGGTCCCTCCTGAAGCGCTTGATTCTTCGAACAACAGCCGGACCTGGCAAATTGTCGCTGAGGAAATCTGATGCTCAACGGTGGACCGCTCAATAGCGCTGAGCTGAACTCGGCCGCTCAATCCGTTGTGCCTGGTCCTGAGCCGATCATTCCAGGCTACGCTTTCACCTGGCGAGCAATCGTGCGTGTTGGCGATGACGACGTTACACCGCTCCTGACCGGGGAGATCGAGGTCGATCGTGAAGAGGGGGCGGCTGGCGTCGCTTCCTTTTCGATATATCTCGGCGACGGCCCTGTTGTCCCTACGGACTGGATTGGTCGAACCGTAACCATCGACTACGCAACGGAGACCGCCGGCGAGCTGAGTCAGGGCCGGCGGTTTACGGGAAGGGTTACGCAGCCAGCCTGGAATCCTGTTCGGCGCGTCCTGGACGTCAGTTGCACGGACCAATTGCAGCAGCGTGTAGAGGCCATGGAGATTGCGGCCGTCGACGCCCTGGTCGGCGGCGCCTGGTCCGCAGATGTGTTCGAGCCGGTCGATGGACGCTCGCGGTGGGACTACGCCCAGGAGCGTTTGACCAGCGTAACCGGGAGCTTGGACTGTTCGCCATATGGTGCTCTCCGCGTCACGTCATGGCTTTCGGTGGCGCCTGCCTACGAGTTCGGCCAAGGCTCTACGGTATACGGATCGCTTGCGGTCGAGTTGGCCGACCTGAGCTCGCAGACGAACAGGATCGAGATCGAGTGCGACTACCGATTCAGCCGGCTTTGGCAGTTGAACGCATCGTATGGATGGCAGCACCCCGGGACGGGTAACGCTGTTGGCGAGGCAGGGTTTTGCAACTGGCGCGGCGATGACACCGAGTTGCCAGATGTCGAGATGATCACCTCGGCGACCGAGAGCAGCGGTCAGACGTTGTTCTATGCGACCTGGTATCCACTGCCGCCCACGGGCGTCTACTGCAATCCGCCGGCGGCATGGAGAAATGACTTCACCGAGCTGCTGCTCGGCGGAAATTGGATTGCTGGCCGGCGCTGGGTGCAGTCCGTTACAGAGCGCTATCGGTTGGTCATGGAGGTTCAGCCGAGCGTTGCGGCGACCGGTCCGATTGTCGGTCGGCAGCGTGCCTCGTTCGAGATCGAGTCGGACAAGGCCGAGCGCTGGGAAAGCGACCCGATCACCGGCGGCAGCACCGGCCACGACGACGAGAAGGATGGAAACCGGCGTTTGTCCGCGCTGAACTGCTTGTTGGCCCAGGGCGCCACGACGCTCATTGCTGCGCACCGCGGCACAACCGTGACCTGGGATGTGCCGACGTCCATGGTCCTGCCGATCGATCTTGTACATACGCTCCGCCTCGATGATCAGGGCGCGCGTGCGGTGGGCAAGTGTCGCCGCATTGTCGACCGGCTCGATCTCGGATCCGGTAGCGCCCTGACCACGATCTCTATCGCGGTGATGCGAGGCGGCGGTGGCGCAGCAGACCCCCTTGTTCCTCCTGCTGGCTCGTTCGATCCCGTCAGCCCACCGTCGGGCGGGGGACAGCTCTCGACGCAGCTTGGAGGCCGCAACGGCAGTCCCGCGTATGACGATGAGGCGGATGGTTTCTCAGGCAACTGGAGCAATCGCGATCCCGGCGCCGAACTGTTCCCGCGGCGCTTCTCGTTGACCGCGAAAGACATTCCGGAGACCTACAGGGACGAGCATGCGCCTGAGATCGCGGCCACCTACCGGGTATCTGTACCTGATGACGTACTGGAGATGTAGCGATGGCGAGAGCCTGGATCAACAACTGGAAGACGACGCTGAGCGCCGGCCTTTCGCCTGGCGAGTTGAGCCTGACGGTGCCGGATGCTGCCGCCGCGCTGCTGCCGCTCTCCGGCGGTAGCTGGGTGCTGTTGACGCTTGCTGATGAGGCCGGCGCGCAGCATGAAATCGTGAAAGCAACCGCGCGCGCCGGCGGGGTGTTGACGATCGAGCGCGCCCAGGAAGGAACCGCCGAACGCAACTGGCCGGCGGGAACGGCGATCTATGCAGCCGTCACGGCCGGCGATCTCATGGCACTGCAAGCGCGAATCGCGGCCCTGGAGGGCGGCACTCCCGAAGGAGCCCTGGTCGATGCGAGCGGTTCGGTTCTCGTCGATGGCGCCGGAAACAACCTGATCATGGAGAACAACTGATGGCAACTATTACGCACGTCCTGTCCGGCGCCGGGGAGCCGCTCGATCCGCCACCAAGCATCGGTGCTCACTACGTGAACACGAACAACGGCGCGCTATACCTTGCGAAGGGCATCGCGAGCGGTGCCGATTGGGTGAAGCTGGGTAGTGGCGGTGGCAGCGCTCCGAGCGAGGTGCTGCATGTCAACACCGACGGCCAGTTCCTTCTCGAGCCTCAACACTCATTTGTTGAGGCCCGTCTGTTCGCAATTCCCGAGCTCGGCACTGCCGCAATTGGAATCGATCCCAGCACATCCCGACAGTTCGACCTGAAAATCAGGACCGCGGGTCCGAGCGGGCAGCAACTGCAGATCAGAGTTACGTCCGGTGAATTGCCCGGAGGGATGTCGATCGTTGGCACAACCAGGCAGTGGGTTGTTCAGGAGTCGTATGGATTCTTGATCAATGCAAATGACCTCAACGGCGAAGTGTGGGCGCGCGTCTATTTCGATGCTGACGAACTCACTCTGTCGATGCTTGTGTTCAGCGATGTGCCGAACGCGTAGGAGATAGCGCATGGCTCTATCAGACGAGCGCCGCGGCATCGGCGCGAGGAACGAAGCGATCCGCCGCGCCGGCGGCCAGCGGGTTGAAGCGGAGCGCCGCGGTGACCAGGGCTTGACCGCAGCGCTCAACCGGCTGATCGAGCCGGAGCGTCAGGCACGCGCACTGCGCAAGATCGATCCGCGCGGAGCTCTGGATGCCGCGCGCGGCAGGGCCGACTACAACCCCGCAGGCAAGCAGATCGGCGGGGGCGGTGTGTCCTGGCCGTTGGCCGAAACCGACAAGTCGAAGCGCACGGTGGCCGATGAAGAGATCGTGAGCACCGATGGCCTGGTTGTCGTTGTGTTCAAGCGCGTCACCAGCTTCGAGATGCAGGATGGCGGCGAGAATATCGGCCGTATGGAGTTCAAGGCATGAACCAACTGATGCCCTGGGACGGCGAGGTCGTTCGCATGGGCTGGCCGTGGCACGGAAAGATCCGCCAGCCGGACAAGGATCTGGCCGGCTACGTCACCCTGCCGAACGGGGCGACGCGCCCAGCGATCGCGTACTACGGCACCTGGCCGATGAATCATACGCATCTGTTCGACATCGGCCTGCCGGACCAGGACGACCCGCAGGTCGAGGAGCAGGGCGGGAAGTGGTGGGGGCGAACGATCCTCCGAGGCGGAGGCAATTACGACTATCAGTTGTACTACGGCGGCGCGACGACCTCGGCCGAGGGGCAGCCCTATACAGGCGAAGCGCCGTTCAGGGGGCTTCCTCTCTGGTGGGATAGCGACGAGGAACCGCGACGCCCGCTGTATGTAGATATCTACCTCAATTTTGAGCAGGGCAGCTACTACCTCGATTTTTGGACAAAGGGCGGAACGATTCACGCCCTTCGGAAGAAGATAACGCTTGAGGATGTTGGGCAGGGCGCAGGACAGCCAGAGTGCGCGGTAAAAGATCTGCTCGGGAGCAACTTCGACTACTGGTTTTTTGGTGAAAACGTCAAGCTGGACTACCTGAAGCTGCTGGGGGTCTACCGAAATCGGTTGCTGCTGGGGGTGGTAGTGACACAGGGTGAAGGGATGCGGCAGATTGACCCTCCGCCCGGAACGTCGGTGGTCAGCGGTTCGTCCCCGTCTGGAGCCCCTCAGGGGTTGTATGGTCTCGTCGAGGTGACCATTGCCCCGGATATCCGAGATCCAGAGGCGGATCACAGTCAGACGGTCACAATAGACGTGATCGAGAATCGCCAGGCCGCGCTCGGTAATCCGGTTCATCAGGTGACCGACGAGAGCAGTCAGCCGGGCGATCCCATCGAAACTACGCTCTATCGAGAGGAGTGGAACCAGACCTCCGGGTTGCTGACCGCCTGGTATGACGCCCAGGGCAACATCCATACCGCGCGCTACAACCGACGCCACTATGCACTTAAGGAGTACCGCAACGAGCCAGGCGTGACGACAAGAACAGCGACGGAGCGAAGCAGCGAGGTTGCGCTGTTGAGCGGCTCCGGATCAGTTGTCGACAGCACTGTACTGACAGAGCAGTTCGAGGCGCTCTACATCCCAGGGACAGGACTGCAGATCACTCGGACGGTGAAGTGTACGGGGGAGCCGGATGACGTCACGACTTATACCGACCCAGACCATACGGGTGGCCCGGTGGTTACCCCGCCGACGACGACATTCCCCCCAGGTATGCATATCGTCAACACCGTTGTGACCTACCAGTGGCTGGTGAACGGCGAGAACATGCTGGCCAACCAGGACCAGCATCAGGTGTGGCTCGCCGCGTTGAGCAACAACAGCGCAGCCATCTGCCACATCCGCGATCCGTTCGACTATCCCGAGGGGCAGACCACAACAACTGTCAGCGTTCGCCAGGGGCCGGCCGTGCGCCTCGGCGGCGTGACCTCTGGAACGGTTACCGACACCCTGACCAAGAGTAAGCCCGCGCATGAGTACCGGCGCGGATTTTTCTGGGAGCCAGCCGACCGCTGGGTGCGAGCCAGTTGCAACCCGATCACCGGAGAGCTCTCTCGCGGCCCGGAGTGCATCCAGTACCTGACCAGTTGGGTTTAGCCCCTCTCACTACTTCAAGGAGAAGCCGCATGACGCCGGCCTGTGTACCCCTGCGCGTGGAGCGCGGGGCGACGTTCCGCGACACGATGCGGATCATGCAACCGAGCCTTGTCTACCGGCCGATCACCCAGATCGCGCCGACCGCTCCCGTCCGGCTGACCATCCCTGGGCACGGATTGCCCGGCACGTGGCTGGCCTGGATAGATGGCGTCCAGGGCATGCCCGAACTGAACCGCGCCCGGCTTCGGCAACTGCCTCACCGGGTCGCGTCCATCGACGACAACACCGTCGAGATCAATCTGCTTTCAGCCGTTGGGCTGGCGCCTGTGGGCGGGCAATTGATCTACCAGCCACCCGTTGACCTGGCTGGCACCGAGGTACGGATGCAGATCCGCGACGCGCCAGGCGGGACTGTGCTGATGACGCTGGCGCTCGGCTCCGGCCTTGAGATCGCTGGCGCCGGAACGATCTCGCGGGAGATATCGGCCTCCGATACCGCGGCGTTGGCATGGGCGTCGGCGGTCTACGACGTGGACGTGACATACCCAGATGGCACGGTCCACCGCTACTACAGCGGACCGATCACTGTGAGCCGTGGGGGAGGGGGCGATGGATGACGCCGCCGAGCCCTGGGCGCTGGCGATCGAGGTTGATTGCGAGCCGCTTGTGCTCAGCGAGATGCAGGAATACGCAGTCACCGTGACGCCGCCGGCCGATGTGCTTGTGGTTGTTGCGGGTGACCAAGGGCCTCCCGGGAGGGATGGCGTAGACGGTGCCCAATGGGGCGCGACTGATTGGTGATGAAATGGCCCAGATTCGATTTTTCAAAGTGGCGACCCTGCCGGGTACGCTGGAGCCGGACAGCTTCTACTTCGTGGAGAACAGCAACTTCGCCGAATCGTATTTGACGAACTCGGCGGGTGTGGCGCGCTCGATCGGCAACAGCGCGATGATCAATGCGCTGATCAACGAGGCGTTGGCCAGCCTGCCCGGCACCGGCGCGCCGATCCTGTTCGTAGCCGATATCGCTGCACGCGATGCCCTGGAGCCTGAGGGCGCAATATTCGTCCTGGTTCAAGATGCGAGCGCGGACCCGACAGTCGAATCGGGCGCTGCGCTGTACGCATGGAACCCTGCGACCAGCGCCTGGCTGAAGGTGGCCGAGTATGAGTCGATGGACGTCGAGCTCAACTGGGACGCGATCAACGGCCGGCCGACTTCGACGCCGGCGCAGATCGACACTGCCGTTTCCCAGGCGCACACGCACGCGAACAAGTCGACGCTGGACAAGTTCGGTGAGGAGTCTGGCCTGGTGCGCTTCAACGGCCAGCCGATCCCGGCCGAGTGGAATGGGACGGCCTGGTAATGGCTGTGCTCCAGACCCACAAGGTCGTCGCGCAACTGCCTGCCGCGCTGGAGCCGAACGCGATCTACTTCGTCCGGCGCAGCACCGGCTACGACCAGTTCGTCACCAACGGCGCGGGCGTCGTGGTGGCATACCCGATGAACGTCCGCATCCCAGCGGCTGTCCCTGGGTATCTCGCCGACGGCTCCATGTTGCGGCTCGCCATGAACCCAGACGGCCAACTGCCGGCGTACACCGCCGGCGGCGCAACTCTCAACCTGCAGGTGCTTTTCAATGGCTGATGTACGACCGACGAAGTTGCAGAACGACGGAAACGGCTACGGCAGTCTCCGCGAGTTCGCCGACGGCGAAACGGTGCCGGTTGCGCTTGGCGGGACAGGTGCGCCGACTGCTGCTGGCGCTCGCACTTCTCTTGGTCTGGGGAGCGCTGCAGTTCGTAGCGCCCTTGGATCAACTGGGGCTTTGTACTCGCGAGACAGCATCCTCGGCGCCGTTTCGCAGTCGAGCGGAATACCGACAGGGGCGGTGATTCAACGTGGTAGCAACGCAAACGGCGAATTCGTTCGGTTTGCAGATGGAACTCAGATTTGCATACGCCAAATCACGGGGTCTGGTAGCAACTACCAAGCAGGGCCCAACACAGTGCAGTTGGCGGCTGAGTTTATCGGAGGATCCTCATATAGCCTCATCGTCAACTGGATACCGTTCAGCGGCTGGCCATCGGCTGCGGCGGTGGTTAGGGGCGGCTACATGGGTGGGGACCAAGTTACTTTCTACTTGAATGAAGACCTTGGCACCAACGGGTTGAGCATTATGGTTGTGGGGAGGTGGTTCTGATGATCATCAAGTTGTCACCGTTTGCTCCGCTGCCGCGACGCGACGAGCGCCTGTCACTGAGCAGGGCTGGCGATGTACTCACCGTGAACGGCCAGGCGTTCGACTTCACTCCGCTCCCGGAGGGCGGCGAGTTGCCGGCCGAGGCTATCGGGTCGGAGTGGTTCGCTGGTCCCGTACTGCGACGTGCCGGCCGGTTGGAGCTGATCCTGCGGTTCCCGCTGGCTGATGATGCCAGTGCCGCCGCTCGCTTCCCTGAACCGTTGCTGATCGAGGCCGACGGCCCGGTGGAGTTACCGCGATGATCGACTGGGGCCAGGTAAAGACCGCTGAACAGCAGGCGCAAGAACGCTGGCAGGCTGAGTACGATGCCGCAACCGCGGCGCGGGCGAATGCCTACCGCCTGGAGAGTGACCCGCTCAAGACCGAGGCCGAGTTCGATGCGATCAAAGCCGGCACCGAGCCGGACTACAGCGCCTGGATCGCCAAGGTCGAGGAGATCAAGGCCCGTATCCCGTTGCCTAGTCCACTAGCCGAATAGGTAGTTGTGACGAGGTTCGCGTTTTTGCCACGTTCCGACAGTCTGATATGCGGAGTAGATAGGGATGTTGGTATGGACGAGATGTTGCGGCGTAGGCTCCGGGCGGAGTTACTGGAGGTGGGGTTCCTCAACCAGTGTTGCCTTGACCTGATGGAAAGCATGGAGGCTGAGTTCAGCCTCACTGATGACCAGCGCGAGTGCATCGAGCAGCTCAGCCGATTTCTGCAGGAAGGGATCGGCAAGCTGACATCTCTGTCCGAGCGTGTGGCGGCTGGCGATATTGTTGTGCTTTGTTGA